GGTCCCGCATTGTAGGCAGCCAGGGCGAGCTTGACCTGATCATCAAAAGCTTTGAAATGCTCTAATTGCTGCGCCAGGTAGCGCGCCGCCAGACGCAGGTTGCGATCAGGTTCCAACAGCTGCTCACGGGTAATGCCCGGCTCTAATTGCTGCGCCGTGCCTGGCATGAGTTGGCCGAGCCCAAGCGCTCCTGCGGGGCTGACGGCGGCAGGATTGAACCCCGACTCTGTACGAATGAGTTGCGACAAGAGTCCAGGCTGCACGCCTGCCGCGCTGGCTGCAGCCTGGATCTGCGCGGTAAACCGACTGGGAGCGAGCGGCAGATCCCCAGGCGCAACGCCCTGGACATTGGCTTCGCCGCGGTTAAGTTCCCCAGGAACAAACAAGCCTTTCAGATCGAACAGACCGCGCAGCCACGATGGGAGCTGCACCTGTCCGAGACTCCGCAGCGTCGCCAGGAGTGTCGTCAAGCCATCGACGAGCGGCATGATGGCATCGCTCAGCAGGCTCCCGATGATCTTTTGCCATTGCACAAACTCATTGCCCAGTCGTGCGAGGCTCGCCGTAATGCCTTCAATGGGACCTGCACCACTGGCGATCCGCCCCATTTCGTTGGCAAAGGCCTGAAAGGCGACGGTGCCGGGGATGACCCCGGCCTCCGCCATGGACCGCAGTTCCGCCGTCGTAATCCCAAGCCCTCGTGCAGTTTTCTCGAGGCCTCCTGGGACGGCATTGCCGAGCTGCCGTACCAACTCCTCGGCAGACAGTTTCCCTTTGGTGAGAATCTGCTCGAAGGCGACCAGGGCGCTACTGACCTGCTGGGTGCTCAGGCCCATGACGCGGCCACCCTCGGCAATGTTGTTCATGGCCTGGAGTAACTCGCCATGCTGCAACGTGGTGCCCCGTGCCCCCGCTTCCAGTCGCGTAAAGGCCTCTGTGAGGCCCCCAAACCCGACCCCGGCCCGCTGTGCGGTCTCAAAGAGCGCGGCAATCGTCTGCTGGGCCTGCCGACCCGTGCCCTCCAGCGCCGTCAAAGTCCGCTGCAAATCCTGCATGCGCCCGGCGACCTGGAGACTGCTCGTGGCAAAGTCGACGAGGGCACGCGCTATGCCCTCAATCGTCGTGGCCAGGCCAATGCCCCCGGCAATCTGGAGAATCTGGCGCCAGGTATCGCCAAACGACTGCGCCCCTTGCGTCGCCTGGCGCATGTTGTTCGTGACGTTGGTGATGTTCTGAGTAAACTGGTTAAATGTCTGATTGGTTTGGTTTAATGTCTGATTGACCTGATTAAACTGCTGGGTAGTCTGTTGAAACGCCTGGCCAACGGCCTGTCCCTGACTTTGCAGGCGTTGCATGTTCTGAATGATCTGGTCTTTCGTCTGGGCAAACTGCTGCAACGTGCGAATGGCATCCTGCAAGCCACGTTGGAAGTCAGTAGCATTAAGAGTAAGTCTAGCTGTCACATCGCCGATGCTGATATCTGCCACAAACTTATCCTAGCTTTTCTAAGCCAAATAGGTTATACTCAGACATATCGTGACCAAATCAAGCATTGTTAAGGGGAAATCCATGGAAAAAGCGGAAATCAGTCTGCATCAATGGAAAATCTATGACTGTCTCGTCAAAGCGCAGGCATGGATGACCAACAAGGAGATCGCCCAACAGACAGGTGTTTCGTTGCGGCGAACAAGCTTCCATACGAACAACCTCGTGCAATTAGGCATCCTTGATCAAGCTGAGCTCTATCCTGGTCATCGCTTCAAAATCTCTACCAAGGCTGACAAGCGCAATACCGGGTACCTCAGACGGTTACAACAAGCTGGCGAAATTTTTAACACCCTGCACTGAAAGGCATCGCTCATGTACACGTTTCTCAAATCGCCCGTCGGTATTGGCACAATGCTCTTCGTCCTGATTCTCGTGCTCCGCTCTGTACTCCCAGCTCAGACGCCAGAACAGCGCCTGGCCTCTGACAAACAACTCTGTCAGCACCAGGCCGGTATCAATCTCGATACGATTGGTGACGTCTCCATGTATCCCAGTGGTGCGCAATATGCCGAGATGATGGAGCGTATTCCCAAAATGGCCGCGTATGCGAAGTGCATGCAGAACATGGGCTATAGCCTGCGCTAAGCCCCTGAAAGGAATCCCACATGATTGAAGTCAAACTCCACGAAGTCCTTCTCCTGGCGCTGCTCTGTTTTGTCCTGGGCCTGCTCATGCAGCTCTGTAGCCAGAATGCGGGGGCGTGGCAATGATCGTCATCAGTCTCCCGCATCTCCTCTGCCTGGGCCTCATGTTTGTCGGGCTCGGGCTGTTCGCCGGCACGTGCCTCCTGGCCTGGCTTGAACACACCAGCGATCCGTATGCCGGCATCGCCTGGTCCCCGGTGCTGGGGCTCGATTCGAACTACCAGGCACGGGCGGTCCACACCTATGGGACGATTCGCACGACGTGTGCCTACTGCCGGCGACTGACCAGCAGTGCCTGGTGCGCCCACTGTCGGCACTACTACTGCCTGACGCACAATGCCCGGGTGCACCGCAACTGTATGACCACCAGCTTCTAGAAAGGACCCTGCTATGCGTACCTTCCTCACATTACTCATCGGCAGCATGCTGGCGTTCCCCCTGTTCCTTCTGCTCGGGGCATCGCCCCAGATGCCGGCGTCTCCGACTCCAGCGACTCCAGAACCGCCCCGCTCGGCTGCCCAGACTGATCTTCAGTGGGTGCACCAGACCGAGCGTCTCATGGGAGACCGCCAGCGTTGTCGCACCCTCGTGGGCTTTCCGCCTACGGCGTTTGGCCGCTGGGAAGCCGCCAATGAACGAGACCTCGAGTATAAATGGGCACAGTATCATCGCTGCATGGCCGCGCTCGGGCATCCAGACGAGTGGCCTCAGTGACTCTCAGTCCCATTGACCTCGACACCTCCATACACCTGATTGAGCAGTTTCGCCCTCGCCAGCAACTCCTCTGGCGAGGGTGGCTGAGCCATGACTTCTGCCTGTGCTGTCGAGCGATCAAAGCCATGCCCGAGCCACGCCACCACCTCTTGAAATTCAAAGGGTTCCGACTTTGACTCGCTATCGCGATGCACGCTGGCCAGCACCCACGCCGCCAACGCTGCACGCCTATCGTGTCTCGCCTGCACGATGCGCCAGCGCTCCGTGAGCCAGCCGAGCTCATGGAACGTCAGTCCCCACAACTCTTCCTCCATCAGCCCTAGCTCAACACGCCCGTGGGCCCAGAGTTGACCCCAGGGGATGACAAAGGGCCGTCGCTCGTCGCGTCCTCCTCGGGCGGGACAGCGGGCTGTGTCGCGATATTCCAGGCCTCAAACAGGGCCGTCATGATGGTCGGGAGTTGGTCAAAAGTCATGAGCTCCTGCGTCTGTTCGAGCGTCAACGTCGGGTCATCGTAGAGCAAGCCACGATGCAGGAGAATGGCCAAGTCATTGAGCGTCAAGGTCCCGAGATCACCAAAGACGGTGAGGATATTCACCTGACGGCCCCACAGTTTGCACATATCGCGCTCGGCCTGGAAGACGCTCTGCATGTCAAATCGCAAGGCGCGATTGCGATCCAGCGTCAGGGGGATCAACGGCGTCACTCGTGGCTCAGGCATACCGCGCTCCTAGTCGGGCCGGATGGGCCCGGGTTCATCCTCGTCGTCCTCGTCGTCAGGCTCATCAGGAACGGGGACCGGCTCCGGGTCTGGAGGCACGGGCTCCGGGCGCGGGGGCTCGGGCACGTAGCCCTCAATCACCCGTGCAAGGGGCCCACGAAGGGCCTGAGCGATCAGCGGGGTGACCGCCGGATCGTCACTGACAGGCACCATAGCCGGGTGCTCCATATGGCCCGGCAAGCGCATCGTACTGGCGGAGGGCATACCACGATCCTTCTAGCAATGAGCAGACTTAAGATATGCTATTCTAGTACTTTTAAGCCCACGTGACAGCCCCATCAACCGTGAGTTCCGTCTCCAGAATGAGTGCCCCACCGACTGGGGCCCCGGGAATGCGCCAGCGCGTCACAAAGGCATTGAAGCTCGCGCTAGGCGAGCCTGTCGTGGGGAAGACCGCCTTGAATTGCGTCGAGGTGCGAGTCTCCATGGCGGTGCGCAGCGCTTGCTGTTGGGCGTCAGACAGGACGGCATTGAAGGTCGCCCGGACCACGCCGCCCGAAATAAACGTCGGGATTTGCGCGCCGTAGCCTGAATCTCCGTCGTGCGCAGTCACATCCACGACGGTCACAGAGCCCCCAATGTCGGTCAAATTGGTCAATTCGGGGATAAGAGTACCGGGAGCTGCCCCGATAAGGAGCTGGGTCCCGAAGGCGGTCTTGGCCTGGGTCGGCATAATAGACTACACTCTCTATGCCCGTCGTTCCTCACGACGGCGCAGCAGTGAGGTGATGCGTCCGCCCTGGAAAGTTGGCGCATCGCCTCCGGTTCTGGTCAATCCTACGCCGCAAACACCATCCGTCCATCAATCTCGAACTGGGCCGCCGTCGTCAAGGCCCCGGCGACGGGCGCAGCTTTCCTGTCCTGGGTCACCCACGCCGAGAACGACCACACGGGTTTGGTGGCCGTCTTACTCGGCCAGACGATCATGTAATGCCGGGTCACCCTCTGGGTGAGTAAGTACGTTAATCCTGTCAGTGCATCGTGTGTGGGGTGCGCCGGGACCCAGTTACACGCCAGGCGCATCGTATTGCCGCGCAGAAACGTGGGAATCTGGCTCTCGTAGCCGTTTCCGTCATGCGCGGTGACATTGACCAGCGTGGCCATCATTCCCGAGTCTTCAATGTTGGTCACCTCGGCAATGACCGTGTACGTATCGAGGCGTTGCGCGCTACCGCCCGTGGTGTAGGCCCCATTGCCCGCGGAGCCGCGCAATGCGAGCGTCGTCGTGGTCAGGGCCTGGACGATCCAGGTGCCATTGGCCGCGGTATTACCCCCGACACCGCTTATCTGCATCACATCGACGTCGCCTACGGGAATGCCATGCGCCGCGGTAATGACAATGGGAGTGGCGTTCGTGGCGCCACTGATCCCTACCCCGGGGCCTGGCACCCCATCGCCCAGCCGCAATTCGACGCCATAGGCAGCTATAGCCTGGGTTGGCATGTTCTATCCCTCCTGTGCCTGGCGCCGCGCGACGACGTCCGCCTCCCACGCCATGGGGCCGCGGACATTGACCCCCTGGACCGGCGTGGCACCGGGCTCATCCTCCAGCAACGGGCCATCCATGGCGACCGTGACGTGATACGAGGGACGAGCCGCGGTGCCCGGGCACGGCGCCGCACAGCAGCGCTCGACATACCCCGCGCAGGTGAACCGCTCGCCTGTCCTGCCGTCCTTGAGCTTCCACTGCACGGGCTGCCGCGCCAGCAGCAGAGACAGCAGCTGGCGCCCCTGGCCCTCGCGCGTGCCCCAGCACAGGCCCTCGATCCGCCCATGGACCCAATCACACTGCATCACCACGAGAATGAGGGCATCCGTCCAGAGCAGCGTTGGCGATGCCATACGCTAGGCCTCCTGTGCCGGCGATGCGGGCTCGGCGCTCTCGGGCACGGACGGCTCACTGGGGGCCTGCGTCGGTGCGTCCTCACTGGCCGCGTCCTCGCTCTCGGCATCGGGTGGCGCCTTCACAATGATCCCGGCATGCTGTTGTCGGAGATGCTGGATCAGGAGCGCTTCGTCCCCACTCCAGAAATCACAGTGCCCACTCGCATAGCGCGCATCCGGGATGAGGCACTGATAGCGCGTGCGCTCGTCCACCTGCTCTTCACGGTACGTGGGTCTCGGCTGCTCCGGCATCCGGGCTCTCCTCGGCTGGGGGTGGCGTCTGGGACGGCTCGCCTGGCTGCGCGCCAGGCACAATCAGCGTGGTCGGGGCAGGGTTCGTCCGCGACAGCTCATACAGCATGAGCAGCATGGGGATCTGCCCGGTTGGCACAGCGTCGCAGTCATGTGCACGAGGGATATGAGCTTTGACCTCGTCTAGGCTGAGGTGCGGCGCATTCGTTGGGCAGAGCAAGCACACATAGGCAGGGCCTCCCTCGTCCCACAGGCTCACGTGATAGGTGGCTGGGAGAGGTGGCACGGCAGGCGTCACAGTCGGCGGTGCGTCGTCAGGCGGTGCAGCAGTCGGAGCAGTCGCAACCTCATCCTCAGCCATGACCAAACTCCAAAAAAAAAGCCGGTGCCAGGAGTTATCGCGAACTCCTAACACCGGCTGCGAGGACTGCACAAGAGCGTCGTCCCAGTCCAGTGGACGTCGATATGTTTGCCTTGACGCTAGCATAGCCGCATGGGCGGTGCAAGCGCAATTTTTGCGACGCTAGGGGGCCTGGCCGTCCCTGGCGCAAACGATCTCGAAGAGAATGGCGGGCCTATTCCATTCGTCGCTCGGTAATGCATGCGGACTGCTGAGGAGCAGAATCTGCCGATAGAACACCCCATTGATCATCTGGTTGACCACACTCCCCAACAGGCGAAAGGCGTTCCCGGCCTGCGTGCGCACAGTCGCATACTCCCAGGGCGCACCACGCCACCGCAACTGGACAGCAGCCTGTTCTACGGCTGGCCCTGGGATATCATGGACCATCTCAGGCGGTAACGAGGGCACCTCAAAGAGCGCCAGCACGGCATCCTGGACATCACTCCCAGGAGCATCTTGGGGGAGACTACCGAGGAAGATAGTTTGTCCGAGTATCCCAAAGCCGTTGTCTTGCAGGAAGAGGCCAAGATCATCAAGAATCATCGTGGCTGCGCTCCTAGCGGCGGGGCCGTCGGCGGGGGAATCGTATCCAGGGGAATGCGGTCTCCCGGGGGACGCCCCGTATTGTACTCTAGCACTTGCAGCATCTTGCGAATATACTGCGTCTGGTCCTCGATGGCTTCGCGCCACTCGTGCATCGTCGTGAGCACGGCCTCGCGATTGTCGTGCATGGCCGCCTGCAAGGTGTCTTGCTTGCGATCCAAGAGCCGCGCTAGCGCAATTAGATTGGTGTAAAACAGGTAGCCACAGCCGCCCATGAGCAGGATCAAAAGAATCGGGAGCAGATCTTTGGCTGAGAGACCAAAGGCCTGGGAGCCGATTTTGAGTTCTAATCGTTCGCCGTTCCCACCATGGACGGTGCCTTGGACTTCTTCTGCCATGGCCTCCTCCTACTCACTCTCGCGCACAAAGCGATGATGCCGCGTTACGCTCACGTCAATCTGTGGTTGTAAGCGGCCATGCTGGATCATAAAATAGATGCCCACCTCAGCATGGACGCCTTTCTGTAATAGGTCGTCATAGTAGCGCGTAAGCAATTCCTCAATATAGGCCCGGAGCTCAACGTTGCGTGGCTCATCTACCGCCGTCGGCCTGGTCACAGGGGCTGGCGCTAAGGTTGGTAAGGGACGACCATACGCAGTATGTCTGGGCCGTGGTTTGCTAGGCGGCATGCCGGCACTCCTGGAGATAGGCGCGCCACAGTCGCGAGTCGCCCAGGCCGCGATCGCCCAGCATGAGCAAGGAATCCTCGCGACAGGTGAGCACCCGGCCGCGGCGCAGCAAGCCATGAATGGCGCGGTGACACAGATCACAGACGCCCATCAAGTCGCGCAGCGGCTCTTGGCCAAACGTCGCATAGGTGCGATGGTGCGTCTGCGTCATGGCGCGATGCTGGCAGAACTCACACCGGCCCCTGGCGCGACGGCGCACCTGGGCACAGCGCCGATACCAGGCCGGCGTATGGTAATAGGCGCTGGGTCGGGGAACAGCGATGCGCCGCATGGCTAGTCCCTCGCGATACGCTGGACGATGATGCGATCCGTTTGCCAGCGCAGGACCTCCACCGGGATGCCGGGCTCCGCCAGCTCGACAGCGCGACACTGGCCCTGCCAGCGAAAGCCGCGGCCGTAGCGCTGTTGCCGGAGCGTCACGTCATGCGCAGTGCCGAGCCGCAGCCACTGGCCGCGCGGCGACAGTTCCACGACGGGAAGCATCGCAATGTGCGTGACGAGGGTAGGCATCATGCCTCCTAGGGCGCTTCGGTCTTCAGAATGGGCGCATCGGCACTCATGCCCAGATTGGCCGCCATGGGGTTCGCCACATGGATCAGCGCCGTATCGCCGATGGACACAAAGCCCGCCCCCATATCCGCATCGGCCGCGACGGTGACGACGCTATCCCCTGGGGTCGCGCCGGCGAGGTACCAGCAACTCGTCGCATCAATCGGTTGCAGCGTGCCCGCGCCGTCCACGGTCCACTCGGCCTGGCCATCAATCGGGGCAGGCTGTCCCCCAGGCGACTCTGGATGAATGGAGAGACGAACTTGTTCTTCCGTACTCATGCTGACTTCGAGTGGCATCGGACTTCCTCCTGCCTTTTTGATAATGGGACCGACATGCCAGCGTAGCGATGGTGCTGGCGTGCCACGAATGGTAAAGACGGCACCGGGTGGCACAAGGATCGTCACGGTGTCCATGGCTCACCTCGGCGGCCAGGGCCAGGGATAGTGCGCCAGAAGCAGGGCGAGGCACAGACAGGCAAGGCCCCAGGCGTCGATGCGTGGGATCACCATCACGCCTATCCCCTCCAGGACAAACAAGAGAAACGCCAGGAGCAGAAAAACACTCCCCAGGTTCATAGGCCATTCCTAATCTGCTCGGCGATGCGCGCGAGCATGCCTTGCGTGGCGGCAAAGGTCGGCTGACTGAGATAATGGGATTGCCCTATACTATGTCTCTTAGTAGTATCCTCGTGTACGATCCAGGCATAGCGCTCCGGGACACGGCCCTGCACGCCGGCCGTGCCACCATAACGGACGGCCGTCGACACGACCGGACCTGCAATGCTGATGGTATCGACCTTCCCACTGGCCTTCAGGGACCCCGTGTCTACAGGCACGAGGGGTTGACTCGCATCCAGGATGGCATCAGCCTCTTGCTGGAGAGCAATGCCGCCCAGAAACACCACTTCCTGCGCGATGACCTGCATGCGAGCTTGCAGGTCGAGCACGCCAATCAATTCAAAGAGTTCTGCCACAGATACCCTGCCTTTCTAGAGGTAGACTTCAAAATGATGGATGTTCCCCGCCATATCCAGCACCGGCTTGAGCCCCTCAAGCGGAGCAATCGTGCCATCGGGGAGCGTCAGTTGTGAGCGTTCATCAATCGGCACAGTGCCATCAAGGAAGACCACGCTCTCGTCAAGCAATTGCGCTCCGGTGGTCGTAGCCGCCGTGATAAAATGACGCTCAATCCTCGCCGGTACCTCTACCGCTGGCCCATAGGTCGGCTTGCCATAGGCATCCTGCCCGGTATAGGGCGCCAGACGGATTGTCTGGACCAACAGGGCTTTGAGCGCGGGTTCCATCGGCATCGCGTCCTCCGTCTTCTAGG